TTACAACACTGGACAATCATCATCATCCTTCCCTGTCCGATTGATAACGAATGTCACTACCCCGACAACTGTAACATTATCCAGGGACTCACCTTCCAGCGCTTCACCGTCTCGTGTAATAAATGCCCGGCCCATAATTTTTGCAAAATCAGTGCCGCCGCCGTATTGAATTAAAACGGTATCTCCTTGCTTTGGTTTACCGGAGACATCGACTACGGTGTAACCAGTTTCTGTCTGAACGAGCCTAGTATTTGGGCCGGTACCGCAGAGTTTATCGACGGTCAGTCGTACTTCTACATAGTCTGCTGCTGGCGACGGAAATCCCACGTTATAGCCCTCCGTTTGGGTTGTATAACTGGAACGTGCGCTCATCGCCTTCCTGCGTTGAGACATCCCGGAATGTCGTCACATAGTGCTCTATCCACTGGTTAGCCTGCCGTGGCGACCAGTGCCAGTTATATCTCTCCAGTTCCTGCAGAAATCGCCTGGTGGTGAGGATGCGCTTTCCGTTAGGCAGTATATCTATTGCCTTACGGCAGGCCGTCTCGATTTCGTATAAACGCGGCATACTTCCCCCTGTCAAACTTACTGTATATAAATACAGTAAATGCATGTGTGCAGCAGATCAATATTGGCAGTGGCTATCAATGATCAGCGCTGACGTAACGCATTGATGCCTCAATTCGACTGGCAACATTGAGCAGGGAAATATTTATAAATCGTCTTCACCCCCTCCTATTACATCGGCTACCGACCCAATGTGTTAACTGCTCAGACCAGAAATATCTGGAAGCTTTAGGCATCTTCTTGGAAGATAGATGAGCGCAAAGACGCACACAGCAATGATGTTATGTAGTATTTTCCCCTTGAGTGTGCCTGCCCAAGGGGATTTTTTATCGCCGTATTGTACTGGCAAATATTTGTAAATAGTCTTCACCCCCACGCCTGTCACATCGGCCACACGCTACTGGACAGGCGCTTAGTCCGGTATGTTTCTCGCGCTACTACTGCTTACGTTAAGGTCTGGTAATGATCTAGCGGCGCGACGTAAAGCGGTGTTGAAAGCAATTATAGTGACCGGCCGGCGATGGTACTTCACACGGTTAGAATGACTCTGAAATAAATAAACATCTTCTGGATAGCGTTCTCTTCTACGAGCAATCATCGCCTCCACTGTAGGGGTTGATTTAACACGTAGCTCCTTCAGGTGACCCTGTTTTCGTATCAGTATCAAGTCACCATCAATATCATCATATCGAATACTCAGCAGCCTTCCAGCGCTTAAACCCGTGTGAAAAATTAACGCCCACAAGTCAGCCCATGTATCTGAGATGGAAACAAGTTTGCTGTTAATAGTTAAAAATTGCTCAAAACTTATTGTTTTCTTACCGTTCACGAACAAACCAAACTGTTTTCAAAGCTGAATGAATTGATTAAGCCAAACGTAACATATCAGGAAAAGTAGTGAAATCTTTGTCTTCAAGTCGCCGGGAGGTACTTGTAGATTGTTTTCACGTCTACACCTATTACATCAGCTACCTGCTGCCGGGTTGCGCCCGTACTCAACATCCTGCGGCACCGCTCCACCACTTCTTCAGTCATTACCCGGCGGCGGCCACCGACTCTCCCTGGCACGTGCGCAGCACCGAGGAGATCCTCGCCTCGTTCTGATTTATATTGGGCTTCCCCAGTTGGTGCACCCGAAATGGGTGCGCCTTGGCATCACCAGCCTTGAAGAGTATGCCCGCCACTTCAATTGCGTGACGCGGTAAATTTAAAAATCGACAAATATCGTCCAGGAGCGCCATTTTTAATGGCTGGAGATAGCAACCAATATGCGTTGTTTGCAATATTTGGCGAAATTCACTGATTTCATATGCCCCACCCATGCCCCAAGACGCCTGCCACGCGAAATCTTCCACCAAATTACTGAAACTAAACAACAGCATTGTCCTGGCGAACATCGCAGATAGTAAACGTCACGACCACCTGCGCGGAATAACCATGCGGCCGTCCATATGTAGCACGGCGATTTTTATTGCATAAAATAATGCACTATGGGATATGGGAATATCCGCATAGTGCAAAATTAACTGATTAGGCTACCGAGTAATACGCCAGGCGAGATGTAATGTTTCCGCCCATATTGATGTTGAGGTTTGACAGGGACAGAGCGTTGATCCCGGCAGCAGCAGCATTACTGTTGTGACCTCCACGTTGTGCGTAACCTATGACAGATGTATTGATAATGAAAAAGTCGCTATCGGTGGACAGGAAAGGATAGAGGCCCAGGATCTGCAATTTCTTCAGGGCCAGACTGGTAACTGCTTTCCCTGTGCTGTTCACGATTGTTGTCGTCTGGAACTGCCCACTGGTTAACGTCAGCGTGTAGTCTGCAGCAGACGCAACGCTACCCGATTTTAACTTAATGCTGTTGGCCGTCGTACCGTTGCCATCAGGTGTAATTAACGACCCGTCTTCGCCACTGATAGCCCGCCAGTCTGCGGATGTATCCAGCAAATCACGGGAAGAACTGGCCGCGTTATTATTAGCGAGAACCTGTAGTTCCCCGTAGACACAACGCAGACCGCTTACATGTTCGTTTGCGTTTCCGTTCAGGTCTGAAATCCCGTTATATGCCAGATTGTGACGAAAATCAGTTGGGCCAGACCCAGTGTAAATGAGTCCGCTCCCAGTGGTGGTACCAGCTGGCAGACCGTCAACGCGGATACCGTAAAGTGACGTGTCAGTAACGTCACATCCGTTCAAGTTTGCCCCTTTTGGATATTGCTGGTTTTTCCATGCCAGGCACTGTAACGCCGACCACTCTGCGTTAGTTATTGCATGAAAACCGGGACCGGATGCCCTGGCAGTTTGAATCGCATACGGCAAAGAAACCACACCTCTGGTCGGTACAGAGTATGGCTGCGAAACCATCTCGCCATCAATAACCCGCATCTGGTACGTGCCGATGAGGATCTGTGAAAACTCTTTATCATCGACAATAAACGCCGGGTGCGTCCCGGATAGCGAACTGTCGACTTCAGAAAGGTCGAATTTAGCCAGCACGTTCATAAAACACGGCTGACCTTTCTTTGTGTAAACAATCGTCTGGAGACCACCAGATGCAGCCTCTACCGACTGACGTAATCTGTCTTTAATAAGGATTGTAGCCATTTATAATCGCCTCTATTCATATGAGAAATACTGATCGAGCCACACCATACGTTGGGTTAGCCATGACAGTAGCTGGTCGTTACTGGTGATATCTTTTGACGGTAGCCCCGTCCATTTAACTAACTCCCTTTCAAACATGTCTATTGTATATTTAGACTGCAAATTCGTCATAATGCGTGAAACATTCCCGACAGATAACACACCGGAGTTGCGTAATTGCGCGTAACGGGCATTAATATCCGACCCGATAGCGGTGTAAACTTTGCCCCAGAACTCCTTGTTACCCGGCAGGGCAAATCCTTGAGTAAGGGGATTGAGGGTTGGTCCGTAGGCAATAGCGCGCCCGGACGCATTCAAGCCGAACGTGGTGTCCAGGTCATAGGGCATACAGAACCATTTCTGTGCATCCCATGTCATAAACAACATGTTCTTGTTGTAACAATCCACCGCACATAAAAACATCATCAGAATGTAATAATCTGACACATTCATTTTATCCATGTGCTCTGGAAGGGCAGCTGAAAAATCGCTCTGGGGTAATTGCGCAAATGCCCGCCAGACATCGAGATACCCGTTAACCGTGGCAGTGACACTAGATGGCGCAGTGACCTCGCAAATATTCGGATTAGAGATATCCAGTGTTCGTATATCACAGTTCTGAAACTCCAGGTAAATCTGCTCCGGGATGTTTTTGGCGATATTATAATTCGCTCTCTTTTTGCCGGTCATAATGTCCCCGACCCCGTAAAAATCCGAATTAATGTACACAATGCACGGGTAGCCTTTCGGGATGCCGGTTGCGCCAGTATCGACTGCGGCCAGTCCGGTTTTTCCAACGTAATAGTGATCAACCTCTCGCCGTGGCCAGGTATCACGGGTATCCTGCATCTGAGTCCACAGGGTATAACCGATAAGGTTGCGGCTGTGCGTGGAGTCGATATAGTTCGCCTTATAAACCCATTCACTGAATGCAAGTCCGTCACCGATTTTCAGCTTCATATCGGTTGAATATGCCTCATCGGAATAAAAGGCGATGGTTAAATTCTTTTTGGGATACCCTGCCGATGACGACCCCTGAACAGCAATTGTGCTGAACGCTGTCAATGACACCCCATCAATATCGATCTTGCATCGCCCCTGGTATGCCCCATCGGCCTTTGATGCCGGCACGCCTTGAGGGGATGTAATATCAATCCGCACGATTCGTGCCGGCGCGGGAAAGGCATAGATACCGTCCGTGACTTCCGTTGCACCGGCAGAACCCCCACCGCCAGTGGTGCTCGTGTCCAGTCCATCAAGTTTATAGAGTTCTGACGCCAGGAGACTCAGATTGAGCAATGACTGCAGCCGGGCACCGTCTAAATCCCTTGCTGACGGGGCCAGGTTAATTGCATCAATGACAATCTGCAGAGATGTGCTCAATGACTGGATGGCATTCCTGGTCTGGCTGTCCGACACCCCAAGAGAAGATATCGTTTCACTGAGCACCTGTATCGCAGTATTTATGTTTGAAATATTATCCTGGCTTTCATTCAGTGTGCTTTCCTGAGAAAAAATAATTTCAGATATGACCTGTAGTGATAATGAAAGATGTTGTAGGGCGGTTATGGCGTTCTCATTATCATTTGTTATCTGGCTTTGTGTCTCCGCCTGAATCTGCTGGCCCAGATAAATGCGCTGCAACCAGTCTGTCGCCTGCTGGGTCTGTTCTGCAATATCGTCAACAGCCTTCTGAGAAGGCATTTTCCGCCCGGTTGGCTGCAGAGTTCCGGCGTTATTGATTACCTCTACTGCAAGTGCGCTGTCATCAGGGCTACGGTAATACGTCGTAGAGCCCTCCGGGATATTCACGATGTCCGCCTGGGCAGCCGCCAGCGTCGCGTACTGCTTACTGAGCGGGATCAGGTTCTGCCTGATCTCATCGTTTTTCGCCATCATTCCGCGCCAGGTATCCAGCTCAACGCCAGCGCGATCTGGTTCAGTCAGCTCGGGCCCATTGACCAGCTTATCCAGACGCTCAGCGTTATCAAGCAGCACAGCGGGAGACGTGCTCCCCAGCTCCGGGTTAAAGGCCATGTTTTTTGCTCCAAAAAAGGCGTTCGCCCAAACGAGGGTTTGAGCGAAAGAAAAGTTGAAAGGGATTTTTTTGGTATTAAGCGACGTCGCCGGGGTATGTGGCGTCGTCGTACTGGTAGAAAATTTCTTTATATTCAGGTGCAGTAATCTGACAGTTGCTGTCACCCGATGGGGCAACCTCCTGGACTATCCCATGCCGCGCACCCTTTTCACTGTCGCAGAACAATAACTTCGGCGGATCAATATCTGGGTCATCCATTATCCAGTCATTAGGATGCAGGTCGTCGTTGTACGGCACCGTCAGCGTGAAATCATCTACCCGTTGCGGCGTGAGCATTCGCGATGATGGTCGACCGTCCTGAAACTGTATCCAGCAGCGAGGATTCGCGTAGCTCCAGTCCAGTGGCTCCGTGACGTGCAGCGTAATTTCCTGGAAGTCGTAAATCATCGCGTCAATCAGGCAACTTTGGGTTTTCCCGGTTGGAATGTCGTCGGACAAAATGATGTGATCACCGAAGTCATGACACCATCCCAGCATCGAAGTCGTAGCCGTATACGTTCGGCGTTGGTGGAGATATTTCATTAACCGACGCATCCCGATACGCCAGGCGCGATCTGCAGTCATGGCAACATCAATGGTGTATGCCTCCGTTTTGCGCGGAAAAGGATTTTCCGGCGTCCGGCACTGTACGGTTTCCTCCGCCCAGGTCACAGGGTTGATATATTTCACATCCACGCCATCAAAATCATCCTCCGACGGGACCCTGAATGACGTCTGCATTTCCTCCACGGTATCCTGAGGAGTAATGATCCCTGTCCAGCTTTTGACGCCCTCTCTCCCGACAGAAAGCAACCCGTCAGACAGCAGAAAATACCCCATGCCAGCCTCGGCTATTTTGTCGAAAATATCCTTTGCTGACGTGCTGTCACTGCTTGCCTGGTGATCAAAATATTCTCCCCTTGGCGTCCAGTAGGTAGCCTCCAGCGTACTGAGCGCCGCAATGTCGATCTGGTCGTCGCGATATCCCAGACTGCGGGCAAGATGCAGGAACGCACCGCTGATTGTCCTGTCACCACCGCCATCATAATTTCGTGTGGCGACAACACTCACACGCTTGTCTGACTGCGCCGCCAGCTGGCCGCCAGTTTCAACCGTGATCCCTATTGTTGATATCCCTGCGTAGGAGGTCGGACGGGAAAGCAAACGACCTCTGAGCGCCTGCCAGAACATGCTGTCTCTCGCGTTGTTGCTCCCCTGCTCGTTACGGCGGCGACATCGAACCTCCACCAGCCCAGGAGAGGACAGATCAAAACGCTCTGTAAAACCGAGGCCATTAATGTTTTTAAGCGCGTAAACCCCTGGCTTACTCGTCCACCCTGATCCGGAACCATAAACGCGATACTGGATTTCATACTCGACATGGCGGACCCGCTTATTCCCGTTGTTCTGGAACCCGCAAATTCCGTTTGGGAAAGCAAAGTTGACCTCGAAGGCATCCACAACTTCATTTTGCGGGCAGGCCAGAAAGGGGCCGAGCCAGGTTTCATTATCGTTAATACCAGACGCGGCAAAATCCACGACGGTACGGGTCATAAAGCCTGACCAGGTGCTGTCAACGACACCGTTAACCACACGCTGTACGGTCGCAGAGGGACCATCAGTAGACGCTATCTGGTATTCGTTGCCACGGTGCGCCAGGGAAATCCGCTGAGTGCCTTCCGGCAATCCGGAAAAGGCAGTGCCAGAATCGTATGCCAGCGTCACGCTGGCTGTTACCGCAGGGCTTCCGCCGCTGGATGCTGTACCAGCTGTAAATACCGGGCTGTCGCCAAATACTGACGCAGGCAGGAATGATGACGTAATGGAACCGCCACGCCAGGGGCTGGAGATCTCCATGATACGTATCACGCCGCCATCATCCTGAGCAATGAGCCCCGAACCATTCAACGCGCCGTTAATCGCTGCGAGCAAGCCAGACATTGTGCCGTAGTTGGCGACCAGAGATATGGTATAGGTGATACCCTGCCAGGTCAGAGCAAAGGTCTGGCTGGTTGTCGTAAAGTCATACGTTGACGGCGACGCACTGGCGCGTAATACCGCAGTCGCTCCCCCTGTTCCCGGAACGGCGTCCTGGTGAGGGGTATACGTGGCGATCTGCAGGTCATAGTCAGTACCGTTAAACGTTAGGGTGACAGGCATTCTGCTGAATGGCGCGATCTCTGACACGACGTCGCCTGTCAGCACGTTAAAACCGCCCTCGATGGATACCTGATAATTCACTGGCGCTTTCAGGGTGACAATTGCACCGGCGATCCAGCCAGGAGGAAGTTTGTTCTCATCCTCGTCTTCATCATTATCATCATCGACATCGAGGCCAGAAAACGAGACAGAGGCACCGCTGACGGTCATGGCATCAGCAACGATATCACTGGCTTCAGGGGCAGTCTGAGCCATATCGAGGCCGCTGCCGCTCGACGTTCCCCCAACTTCCGTTGAGTTGAACCATATCTCACTGCGACGATCCCCGGCCACATTATCGCCAGGTCCATAGCTGGTATATGAAAAGCCCTCGCCTAAGGTCAGCGCCGGAGTTTCTCCTACCCGAAAATCCCCACCGGTATAGGAGAAACGCCCATATCCAAGGCAGACAAACATTTCGACCGTCATTCTGGTTGGATCAGCGGGGTCGAATCGCGTTACCGGCTGTACCAGATAATCCGGGTAGATCCGGTTTCGCCCGAAAGCCTCCCTAACGGGATCGCCAAGCTTCGCTGTGTTGGCTTTTGCCGGATTCAGATCCAGCGATGAAGCGTTACTGGATGAAAAGCCGCCCAGCTCTGGTTTAGGGGCAAAGAATAATGCATAGGCCGTAGACGCAATGGATACGGCCACCGAAACCCACGCGGCAATTTCAAGACCCGTGCCATACGGAATGGGATATATCCGCACGTCGCTGTCTGGCCGCAACAAACATAACGGCCATTCCGCCGGGGGGACTGCCTGACCGTTCAGCTCGATCACGACAGGATGAGTTTTATCCTGTGAATAGCTCGGGACATTTCTGCTCATCCACTCATGCAGCGTCAGCACACCATGCTCGTGCGTTTCAAGGGGTTCACCCGGTAGCCGGGACGGGTAAAACTTTATCGTCATTGCCAGAACTCCACGCGGTTAAAGCGACGGATGAATCGCGCCAGTGGCAGAAACGTAACCCCCGAGCCTGGATTACATTCCGCGACCTGCAGCTGGTTATCGAGCATCACAACAATCCCAACATGGGAAACCGTTGAACCCGAATAGCAAGCAACTCCGGCGCCTTCACACGGGGCACAACGTTTCAGCGAAAGCATCAGCTTTCTCGCTTCCCGGTCGAGGCCCCCGCCGTCTTTGGTCACACCTGCAAAATCCGGCCATTCAGGTAGCCCAAGGTCGCGACGTATCTCATTTACAATGCCGAAGCAGTCGAGTAGCGGGTAGGCTCTACCGCCCTTCTGCCATTTAACAGAACGGTATTTATCAGGATTAAACATATTTGCCTCAGGTTAGTAACGTAAGCCCGGATGTTCGGCGAGGTTGTAACGTTTACGGGGCCAGGCTGTTTTGAGGACATTCATATAGCCTGCCGTGACCTGAACTGCTGTCGGGGTCCAGGAGCCGGATTTGATATCGAGCGTATACGGTGATGATGCCGGAGCAGACAGATCGGATGAAATGTACCGCCGGAATGTCAGCGTGGCTGATTTCATTTCATCCAGAATTTTATCGATCGCCTCAGAAACCCGTCCGTCAATATTGCTGATAGCAAACTTTAAATCCTGTGTCCCGTCGGCGTTCCTGGCTGGTAAGGCGATATCTATCGCGCTGGCCTCAAACGTCACCGGCTGACCATTTTCCAGCGTCACTGGAACGTCATCCCAGCCACTGGTTAGCCAGTAGTTATCATCGCCTGCTGATATCTGCAGCGTATCGTGAATAACCTCCGATCCACTGCTGGCATATAGTCGCTCAAGAATTGTCATGCTTCGGCCACTCTCTGTTTAGCGCGATATCCAGTAACGACTGGCCCGCCAGCCATTCCGGGTAATTTCCCCAGCCTGAAGGCGGTAACGGGCGTTCCCATAATTCCAGCGTTGCGCTGTACTGCCAGTATTTTGGCGCGACCAGCGTCGGCCCTTCGTAAATATCCACGAACCTGGCTTTATAGGGCTTTACCCCGATGGGAGTCTGAAGTTTCAGATAGAACCAGGACTGGCCATCTTTAAGCGCATCCCTGAAAAACGCCTCAAACACCTGCGCCAGAGCATCAGTTTTAAAAATCCATTTAACCGATGCCTGGGTGGGTGTTGAGGTATATCGCCTTCGTTGTTGAGCGCGACCGGACGTCATCTCCGTTCGCAGTAAAGGTGATATGGGCTTAAACCCGTACCCGTCCATAAGCGGCATGGGCAGGTATTCATCCGGGTAGAAAATATCTGCCATGAATATTCCCTCCGGGCAGGTCTATCTTGGTTTTTTGGATTGGAGATTTGAATAAATAGCCCGACCGAATTTCTTCTGTGGGTTATCTATCTCGGCGGTTAGAGAGTTAATAATCCGCTGTTCAAGAGCATTATTTCTTCGCTCAACGGCCTGCATCGTTATGTCATCCGGTTTGCCGGTGAACGTGCTTCGTGCGTCCACGCTAACAGCTATCCGTGGCTGCGCCTGAATCTGACTTGCTGCGTTCTGTACCGCAGGGGACTCACGACCTACAGCACGAACCCCCAGCGAACCATCAGCACCACGGGTAAGCGGCATGATGGCTTCCGGCCCGGCCTCGCCGAATACACCCGCACCTTTCGCAAACGCAAAATATTGGGGAGTGCTGTAAACACCATTGCTGTAGGCAGAAAGTGACGGAGAATCGTAAACGCCTCCGAGAGCGTTAAATGAAAAATTAGCTCCCGCGCTTTGAATAGCGGTACCACTACTTGCCGCACCGCTGGCACCGCCAAAAAGACTACCGAACAACCCACCCGCTCCGCCGCCAAATGACGCCATAATCGCTTTAGTGATCAACGCCTGTGTTGCCATCTGGATCAGCGTCTTAATCACCGTTTCGCCCAGGGAAGAAAAAATATTCGACATCCCATCTTTAAACGAAGCAGCGCCTGTCAGGACGTTTGTCAGGTTGTTGGAGATAGAGTTAGTGGTGGCATCCAGAATCTCGCTGGTTGCAGTGGCAGCCATTGAGCTCAGATCAGAAGCCTGATCGGCATAATTCATCAGGGAATCGCTGATCCCCGTGCGCCAGTCTGACTGCTGTTCATCGGTCTTTTTGTAGTAGTCCTCCTGAATCGCTAACCGTTCAGCAAGCGCCGCCTGCAGCGCTTCCGTTTGCTGTTTGTACTGGTCTTCAGAAATTTGCTTCTTGTTAAAGTCACGCTGAAGCTCATCCTGCTGCTTACGGAAGTCAGTGCGAATATCCGCCATTTCCTTCATGCGGTCGCGGGCTTTATCTCCCATCCCGGCGCCAAGAAAATCTATATTCCCCCGGTCACGCGCAGCGGCATTACTGTCAGCCAGCCCATCACGGAACGTTTGCAACTGTTCAGCAATGTTTTTCTGATCGATTAGTGCAGCATTTTGCAGGATTATTTCTTTTTTGGCTTGCTCAAGAGAGGCTAGCTCCCCCTGCGTCACCTGATATTTCATTTTAGCCAGTTCGGTATTCTGGCTTCCCAAGGCAATTTGTTCCTGCTGCTGTTTAATAAGGCGCTTGTAAACGTCTTCTGTCTTTTCAGCCGCTTTAACCTCTTCGCTTTTTGGCGCTTTCCGGGTGGGTTTATTGGATTCATCATTTCGCCATTTCGCCAACCCCTGATTAATATACAGATCGCGGTTAGTTTTAAACTGAGGTTCATCCTTGAGCCCTAATTCGTCAGCGGCATAACCTAACCGGGCTCTCTCCCTTGCTTCTCCTTTAAGCTTTGATAGTTCAAGGTCCTGACGGCTTTTTTCCAGAGCATTGGCTTGCTGTGATGTTAAATCAGCCTGAGGCATTCGCATTGGCACGTTAACCAGCCCTTGCCTTTCCATTAAAAGCTGATTCCCCAATCCAAGTAAACGGTTAACTTCGGAATACTTACCAGTCATCATTACAAGGTTCTGGTATTCAGAATTTTGCCGCCATGCTCTTTCTTTTATAAGATCGTTTCTTCTTCTTTCTTGTTCCTCCTGTGCCTTTAGTATATCACTTGCCTTTTCTCGCATCTGCCGTAGTTTGTCTTCTTCTACGACAACCTGTTCGGTAAGAATTGCGATAGCCTTTGTAATATTCAATTCATTTTCTTGAGTAATACCTGGCTTGCTTCTACTTTCATTTAAATCCTTTATTTGTCCGTTAAGACTTTTAACGCTCCTTTCTTGTTCTTCGATTAGGCGCTTTTGTTCCTGCATCGCCTCAACCGATAATCTGCGATTACTATCGACCTCAGGCAGGGTCATTGAGGAGGTTTTTTCTCTGATTTGATCTATTTGGCTGGCATACTCCTGAGCTGATTTTCTTGCTTGTTCCTGGCTTTGATACATAGCGTACCATGCGCCAGCACCCAGCATAACTAACCCGGGTATACCGCCGACCAGCCCAAGAGCCCCGCTCATTAACCGGGTGCCGACAGAGGTAACGCTGTTAAGGTTATTTTGAGCAGAAATCCTGCCTGAAATATTACGGTTAAGCGCCGCTTGTGCTGCGGCAAGTTTTCTTTCTGCAATAGCCTGTGCATCGGCATTTTTTGCAGCTACAAGCCCCGCCTGAGCCCGCTCCAGAGCTGTTCGTGCTCGTACTTTTTCTGTAGCTGTTCCGGTGGAGAGAGCTGTGGTCAATCGACCTTGCGCAGCAGTAACCTTAGCTTCTGCGGCCGCAACCCTCTCCTGTTGTGCAGCCTGAACATCTGCACTTTTAGCACTCTGAAGGGCTTGCTGGGCGCGGTAAACGGCGGCGCGGGAAGCGGCAACAGAAGATTGCGCGGCTTTTTCCTGAGCGACTGCAAGAGCTACCTCAGATTTTGCCGCTGAGATAAGTGCGCCAGTAGCACTGCTTGCGCTGGTAACAATCCCGCCAAGATACCGTGCTAATCCAATCCCAACCAGACCACCTGCAGCGGTGGTAACCAGTGACATATTATCTGCTACGTCACTGAGGGCCCCGCTGACAGCAGAAGATGTAAGTGAATCCAGCGTACCTGCCAGCCCATCAAGACCGCCAGAAAGTGCGTCTGTTGCACCAGTCGCCTGGTTTACCCCACCGACCCATGCCATAAACGAGTTAGTGACTTTTTGCATTGAGCCGGACACTGTCGGCGGTAACGAGGAAAACTCCCCCTGTAACACACCTAACTGGCTGATTAATGCTGGTACGACTTTATCAATCGTGAGTTGCCCCTGGTCAGCCATCGCTTTAAGATCTTTTCGGGCAACCCCCATACCAGCAGCCAGGGCACGGATGACACGATCCCCAGCTTCGTTAACCGCGTTAAACTCTTCGCCACGCAAAACACCCTGAGCAAGCGCCTGGCTAAACTGGGTAATAACAGAACCGGCTTCTTCTGTACTTGCACCAGATAGCTTTAGTCCTGTTGATACCGCTTCGGTGATTTTGAGTACTTCATCTGAGCTGTAACCAAATTCACGCATTGATGCTGCGGCGCGTGAAAATAAATTAGCGTTATCAGTAAAAGCAGTGCCCGTACTCTGGCTGATCGCCATTAATCGGGTCTGAGATAAAGTAAAATCATTCGTAGACACTGAGGCTTGTTTAAGCCGTGCATTTACTGAGTTCCATTGATCTGCAATCTGAACCAGTTTTCCTGTTGCAAATGCTGCAGCTGCAGCTGTGGCAGCCCGACCCGCTGAAGCAAATCCATCCGTTAAATCGGAAAGAGCTTTTTGGCTTTCTTTCGCAGCGGCAGCAGCCTGGCGCCCACCATTCTGCATGGTTTTATAATAGTCTTGCCCCATGCGTGAAGCTCGGGCGATCTCAGTCTGGAATGATTGAGAGTTTGCTGAAACCTTTATGATAAGCTCACGTAGGGTTGCCATTTGTATCCTCACAGGGGCTTTGTTGAATAAATCAGATTTCGGGTAAGTCTCCCCCGTAGCGGGTTGTGTTTTCAGGCAATACGCACGCTTTCAGGCATACCTGCTTTCGTCATTTTGTTCAGCGCTCGTACCAGGGCCATAGCCTCCGCAACCTGACCATCGTAGTCACGCAGCGTCAGTGAACCCCCGAACAGCTGTTTTACCCGGTACATCGCCGTTTCCGCTATCGAGCGACGGTTGTAATCTGTTGTCCATTTCCACCGCGCATTACTCCCGGTCATTCGCTGATTAGCCACTGCACGGTTACGGTCTGCATATTCACCGGGCCAGTAACCCGCGCCTTTTCGGGGTGGGATAAGCGCGCTGATTTTCTTACGCCGCAGTTCATCGTGACAGAGCCGGGTGTCGTAAGCGCCGTCTGCCGATGCTGCCCTGATTTTTCTGTGAGTCTGCCGGATAAGACCCGGGAAGGCTTCTGAGTCCGTCACATTGTTCAGCGACAGGTCTGCACAGATGATTTCATGTGTGTTGCTGTCAACTGCCAGATGCAACTTTCGCCATATACGACGGCGTTCTTTGCCGTGTTTTTTGACTTTCCATTCGCCTTCACCAAAGACCTTCAGCCCGGTGGAATCAATCACCAGATGCGCGATTTCACCCCGGGTGAACGTTTTGAAACTGACATTAACCGACTTTGCGCGCTTGCTGACACTGGTGTAATCCGGGCAGCGCAACGGAACATTCATCAGTGTAAAAATGGAATCAATAAAACCCTGTGCAGCCCGCAGGGTCAACCTGAACACGCGTTTAATGACCAGAACGGTGGTGATGGCGAGATCAGAATAGCGCTGAGGTCTTCCCCGTGATGAAGGCGTTGCCGACTCATACCAGGCCTGAATAGCTTCATCATCCAGCCAGAAAGTTATGGAGCCACGGTTGATGAGGGCTTTATTGTAGGTGGGCCAGTTGGTGATTCTGAACTTTTGCTTTGCCACGGAACGGTCTGCGTTGTCGGGAAGATGCGTGATCTGATCCTTCAACTCAGCAAAAGTTCGATTTATTCAACAAAGCCCCTCACAGGTATAAAAAAAACCGCCTAAGCGGTTTTCTTTAATTAGCAAGAATGTATCAACTACAAATCTCGCCCCATAGTTTAGAAAATTCAGTTCCACCATCATCAATAATGGTTATTCCACTTTTACTTACATACCTTTTAAACCCAGCATATGCACCAAAGCTGTTTTTAGCATTTACTTGTCCGCATACATATCCGTCACGACCAATGATCTGGTTTTTGAAGGTTGCAGATTCGGGGTCTTTTAATTCAGCCTTAACACTAGGGTTGCTTGCTGATATAACATTCATGTTGTTGTATCTTTTCTGCCTATCGTTCTCGCTAATTCTCATTAGCTCCTCATGGTTCTCATACCTCTCCCCCCACAAAGGGACCATTGAGTTAACAAAAAACAAGACAAAAACAGAACCGAGAATTATCAAAAGAGAAGCAATTTCCCCGCCAATCTTATCTATATATTTTAAAGGAATAACCAAAACAGCAAAAAGAAACACAATTGATATTGGTTGCCTTAACGCAATAATAAATGCTATAGCAAAAACTACTAAAGATAAAACGCCCAATATTTTTTTCATTTTTTATCCCAATAGGTAGAAAAGAACTAAAATCCTACCATTGGATAAGTAAAACTTCAGCTATCATTGTTTGTTCAAGCTGATGCTGCGAGCAAAGCGGCCTCCAAGCCTGCAAAGGGATCGCCGCCGTCGTTTACCTCAATCTCTTCTGTGCTCCACTGAAGCTGAGCATCTTCAATGGTGACTTTAACGCCCTGCGCTCCGTAAACCGCAGATACCAGCTGAGCATTGAGGATATCGCCGCGAATATCGCCGATTGGGCTGATACGGTCGTACTCAGCCCACATCCTGAATTCGCCGACCGTCATGGTTTGTCGCAGTTCGCCCAGCGTGCGGCCCATCCGGAGCGCCAGCGCCATCAGGAACTGCATGCCAGGCATTTTTACTTTGCATTAGCATCATCCGCGTCACGAATGAGATCAAGTGCCTGCTTCAACAGCCGGGAATGCACGGGGCCATAGATCGCTTCAACCTGTTCGGTGTCATCGACAGTAAAGACGGGCTGCAGGTCGGTATCCAGCAAAATATCGATGAAAAGCGTGACGTCGGCCCGCATCGTGCGGAAGGCTCGTTCTGAAGGGGGCAGTTCTGGTGCCTCTGGTGCTTCCTGCCCTTCCGGTGGTTTGGGTTGTTCCGGGCTGGCGATCCCCTGCCAGCGAATCCAGGCTTCTGCTGAAGGCTCACGAATGATGACTTTGGCGTTATCCCACTCCGGAACGGAGACTTCTTTTTTACGAAAGCCCGCCATCGGTGCCAGTGCCAGTGCTTTAAGACTCGGTTTTGACATTAATTTTATCGCCGGTCTCCCGGCGCTCCGTTAATTGATGGTGACGGTGCAATCAGAAGAAGTGATCACAGTGCCATCGGCATCAGTAACCACGCAGGAATAAACCCCGGCATCACCGGATACAGCGCTGGCTTTCGTAAACGTTGCGCTGGTCTGGCCGCTGACCGTCGAGGTGCCCTTTTTCCAGACGTAGGTATAAGGTGCCGTACCGCCCTGGACGACTACGCCCATAGTCAGGGCGCTTCCTGCCGCGACCGTTTGAGACGCCGGAAGGTCAGTAGCAAACGACAGAACTCCTGGGGCGTTAATATTGGTGGGTTTACCTTTCAGACGCAGCGAGAACGTTGCAGCAACAACACCGTTGGTTTGAGAATCCCAGGTGTGCTGACGTACCTCAGCGCGCATCAGGAATCCATTACCAGACGGGAAAATAACCTTAAACCCATAAACCCCGTCGTTATCATATGCTTCACGAAGTGCATCCTGCGCCGGGTTGCGGTAGAAGTTACCGGAAAGTGACATTTCAGACGGAGCAGGAAGGCCGTTGATATTTTCCGTTTCATCCGAACAGAGCGTTGTCACGTCAATATCGTTTTTCTGACCAGCGGTAAAGCTTGCCTGTTTGATAGTGCAACTCAGGTTTAACCAGGTTGCGGTATCCAGCTCTGCCGCAGTGACCGGCACAGAGGTAATCATTACTACCGTTTTTTGGGCACGTTCAAATAGTGCTGACATCGCAGCCTCCATAAATGAAAAAACCGCCAGCGGCGGTCGGATTGGATTGGTTTTTGTCAGGCAATAACCGTTATTTCGAGAGTTGCCCGATGAAGATGGGTTGTCGTGTCGTAGCCAGGAATTTTTGTCACCTCGACAGGTGAAAGAACCTGCAGGCGAGCCAGGGCGTCCAGGCGTAACGCTCTGGCTTCGTCATTCGTTTCAGCCCATACATCAACCTGAATGCGCAGTGTCGACTCTGCCTGGCCGCAGAAAACATCCCCGGATACTTCAGTCGGTATCGAGAAGATGATGTAAGGCGCGGGGACATCGGGAAGCCCGTCACTACCCAGCGATACCACATACGGATAAACCCGCCCGTCTGCCAGCGGCGACAGCAGGTCATAGAGATCATCCTCTGTCATTTTGATAACACCTCATCAATAGCCTGATTCATCCGCTGCATCGCCACCTGCGCAGCCTCTTCCATGCGGGTATCAAAGGCCGGACGAACAAACGGATGTGCTGGCGCCGTAGCTGTCCCCAGCTCCACGAAGCGCCAGTAAAACGCATTCCGCTTGTTGCTGGCCTTCATGGTGATGTCGCTGTTCCCCGTTTGCGGATTAACACCGCGAATATGCACCCCTGAAGCGATTTCACCGCGACGGCGGCTTTTCTGAGTGACGACAACAACGTTTTTCTTCAGCTTGCCGGTTTGCTCGGGAGCACGATCAATCACCTCCTGCCGGAGAACTTCAGCCCCGGCACGAGTGGAATCACGAAGGACTTTATTGTTTTCGGCTTTGCTGAGGGTTTGCAGATCTCGGGCGATATCCTGCAGCCCGGAAAAATCCAGATTCACATCAATCATTTTTCGGCCCCCTGTTTGCAGAGAATTTCCAGCCGGGTACCTTTTATATCCGGAACCGGAGGCCCGGTAACGTTAAGAACTGCGCCTTTAAACGGTCCAGTACGGACCTTCAATCGGGATGAGGCTGAAATATCCCTGCGAAAACGCACCCAGACTCGGATTGTCGCATCGGCATGCTCTGCGCCAGCGGCTAAGAGCTCCCGACCGCTTATCCCCTTAACCTCGGCCCAGATGGTTTTCCCATCTTCCCAATTTTCAACTGGCTGGCCTGAAGACGTTCTGGTGGTGGTGAAATTTTGGATGGTGACCCGGTGCCGTAATCGTCCTGCCTGCATAATTCCCCCGCTTAAATACCATAAATTTTGTAAGGCTGGAGAAGTGACTCGACAGTAAACGGAATATCTGTAGCAGCCTGACCGACAGAGACCGTTTCACGGTTTTCGTACCAGTGACCGATAAGCAGAAGCATCGCTGCTTTCACATCATCGCCAGGGAGAATTGAATCAGGATCATCTGCATACCCCTCGCTGGTTTCGGACTCATACATTTTGCGACGAGTCCATGTTTCGACATAACGAGAAGCAGCTCCGATGTAGAGGGTCAATAGTGAGTCGTCATCGGTAAAGTCAGGCTCAATGCGACAGTGCTTTTTAACCACTTCAAGTTCTAACATTATTTTTTAGCCTTCTTCTCTGGCACAGTTTCCGGCTGTTCCGGCTGTTCCGGCTGTTCCGGCTGTTCCGGCTGTTCCGGCTGTTCCGGCTGTTCCGGCTGCGCAGAATTATCAACATCTACCAGCCGTGCATAACCTTTTTGAACCAACTCACGGCCATGCTGTTCCAGCGTCTCCAGTGACTCGCCTTCAGTCACCACTACCCCACCAAAATAAATTGGTTTCACCGCGATAAGTTTCATCGTGTTACTCCGAAAATAGCGGCCCGGAGGCCGCCAGAAAAATTACTGGCCGCCGGAAGCCGGCACAGTAAAGGAGCCATAAATAAATGCTTCAGGGCGTTTTACTGCTAACGCCAGACGCTCTTCACAGCGAATAGAGATCATGTTTTTCTCGAAGTCATCGCTGTTCTCCGTCGAGATCACAACGTTTGCGTCTTCGCGGTCGAAAAGCTGTGCCGCAGCATTAAATGCACCTGTCAGGAACTTGCCCTGGAAAGCTGCTGCTTCAGTGGCGACAACCGGAAGCCCCCACAGCGTCGGCCCCGTCAACGCAGCCGGGTTCGCCAGGATATAGCGCCCCAGGGTATCTTTAGTCAGTTCGATTTTCGCCCAGTCCATGAAGTGCAGGACGTGACCGGATGCAGGGAATCGGGCAAGTTGAGCCTGAAGCATTGCCAGGCGCAGATCGTCAATACCGTTCTGCTGTTCAACGGCAAATGCCGCGCTGTAAGCCGTGGCCTGCGGCACGATGCCATGGAGGTGAGCGCCAGTGCCATCACCAAACAGAATCTCCTGCTCTTCGACGTACTTAAGGCCGTAACGCATTTCCGCATCAATCATGGACTGCAACTGGGCGAAGTCGTCCAGAATCTGCTTGGATGCCTTGAACATGTGCGCGATGGTTGTCACTGGAGTGATTTTCGGCGTGAACTCAATATTGCTGTACGGCTTGGTTGTGTTCTCCGGTACCACTGCCGCAGCATTGGTAAAGCCGGTCTGCTGCACCCAGAAAATGGCCGGTGAACCCGTACGGCCTGGCGCGATAAGATCGCGAATAAATAACCGCTGCTTTGGCGCTACATCAATACCCGGCAGTCGTTGTGGTTCAACAACCCCCTCAGGAACGTCACTGGAAATCAGCGCAGCTTTTACAGGAACAGAAATACGCTTGTTCCCTTCGATGCTGGACGACAGAACTTTAATGGCTTCAGCAGAGATAACCTGCTGGCCGACAGTTTCAATAACCTGTTTTGCGTTTGCCAGCGGCATCTGTGCAACATGCTGCTCCAGTTCGCCCAGCGCAGCCTTCAGAGTCTTTTCGGCTTCTTTCAGCGCATTAAACTCAGTCGCCATTTTGTCCACGGTTTCTTTGGTTTCCGCCGACAATTTGCCGTTCTTTTTCGCTTCAGTCAGCGCTTCTTCCGCTTTGGCGTTAAATTTGCCGGTTGCTTCTTCAATGGAAGCGGTGACTTTTTTCAGAATCTCGTTTACATCAGACATAAATGGTCCTTATTTGACTAACGCCGCAAGAGCGCTTTCAAGTGAATTGAGGGTTTCAGGTTTGATATCTTCGGCAGCGCCCGGCTTACCATCGGGATCGGTAACAGCGCCCGGCGTGTTACCTGTTAATGCTTTGATTAATTTCCGGCGCTCGGACCGGGGGGTATTTGTTTTCGCCAGCAGTGCATCAAGTTTGCGAAGCGCAGCTGCAGGTGATTCGTCGCCGTCGCTGACCGCATCAGCAGAAAGCAGGCTGTCTGCCAGTCCCTTCGCCACAGCATCGCTGCCACCGATATAACTTTCGGCGTCCATTAGTTTCTGAACGGCGGCAAAATCAAGGCCGGATCGCGCCGCGTAAATATCAGCCATTGCGGTATCGAATGGCTCCAGTGACTGCGCCAGTTCAGCGAAGTCATGGCGGTTTCCCATCGCGTACAACCAGCAGTTATGGATCATCAGAAAGGCACCGCGGCCAATCTGAATATCATCCCCGGCCATCGCAATTATTGAGGCGGCACTGGCAGCAATGCCCAGCACCTTCACCGTTACATGGCCTTCGTATTCGCGGAGAAGGTTATAAATAGCCAGACCTTCGAACATGTCGCCACCCGGCGAGTTGATATTCACCGTAACGTCTGCGCCGTTCATTGAGCGAAGTGCACCGGAAATGCGCTTTGCTGTTACGCCTTCATCCCAGTAATCACGCCCAACGACATCAAAAATTGAAATGGCGTTGTCATTATCGGTTGCAGCTCTGATTCCGCCGTTCCACCGCTCAAGCGCTGAAGGCAAGGGCTCACTGGTAACACCCGCGCACGGGCGCCCCGCCGGAGCAACCGGAAGTTGTCTAATTGTCATGGGGATTGGCTCCTAAGCAGCCTGTTTAAGTGGCGATTGCTCGAAAGGAATATCAGGGAATACGTGGTTATGAAGTTCTCTTACAGCCAGCGCCTGAACCGCCGGGTTGCTGTTTTCAAGATTCTTCAACTGAGTCAGGTTGAGCTGAACTGTATAAATATCACCGCCTTCAATTGGCGGCATATTTTCCAGCCTTCGCACATCGTTGCGCGACATCCAGCCATTTTGCAGGGCGCTGGTATAGTACGCCGCACGTCCTGCGCTATCGGCGCGCAGAAGCCCTTCAACGGAGAACTCAGCAAACAAGTCCTCATCACTGTTCAGAAGACAACGCGATATTTCCTGCTCAATATTGACCAGCAGAGGACGCAGGGTATGAGTCAGGAACAGCATGTTCATCCCTTCAAGACTCGAAGCCCAGCTTGATTGTTTTGTCGTATGGCCGACCATAAATGGCGGTACACGAAACCAGCGACAAATTTCCTCAATACTGAATGAACGGCTTTCAAGGAGTTGCGCGGCCTCCGGGTTCATAGTGACATTCTGGTAAGTCAGTTCATTTTCCAGAACCATCAGTTTCCCGGCGTTTTTAGAACCAATAAAAGACTGAAGGTTTTGACGCAATCTTTCTCGCTGTTCCTTATTAAGCGCCGTTTTTGAAGACAGGAAACCGGTACTTTGCAGGCCATTTTCGAAGATTTTTGCCGCGGCTTCATCAACCGACATAGCAGCGCCGAAAACGTCAACCCCGGCCATTGTCGGCATCATCCCGCACACACCATCAAGACCAAATCCGCGGATATGCATCATCCGGTCTACTGGAATGATCCGCTTAACGCTATTTTCCGTGTATGTATACTGTAACTTCCCGCTATCGAGTCGCTTTACAACCATATTCTGCGGAAGTAACGGCACCAGCGAAACCAATTTGCTGCCGATATATAGCTTCTCGACAAATGCATTACCACGCAGGCAAATACTGGCCACAATCATCAACATGAAACGGGAAGGGGTCATTTCCGGGTTAGGACGCCTGCATAATATCTGGTAGGCGGGATTGTTCTGGGCCAGCTTTCGCGATCCATCAGCCTGCCGCTCGTAAATTTTAAGCGGAAGCGTGGAAACTGACTCACTTAAGAGTCTTACGCACGCCCAGACAGCAGAAAGCCGGATAACTTTGTCAGCGGTAACCACTTTTCCGCTACTGCTGGTTCCGTACCACTCCCGCCAGAATTCACCGGTCGTCAGGCTTATGGGAACACCAAGCCAGTTTAAAAGAGCGCTCTTAACGCGCCCTGGTTGCTGTTTATTCTTAGCCATCAGATACCCACTATGATCGGATCGTCAAAAAAGCCCTCTATATCGCCATCATCAGGCTCATAACCTTCTGCAGCACCAATTGCCATCGCCGACGCAACCACACCATCTATTCGACCAGTACTCTTTTTCTTGGCGAATATGCGGTTTTCTTTTTGGTCGGCTTCGGTTACTGCGGAAGCAGCGTTCCATCGGAGGCAGGGGTTTGTTTTAATAATGATTACGCCATCATCGAGCATCTGTTCAAAAAGTTCGATGGAATGAGGCATCCACAGTCCGGAATCCTGCGCCTTGTAGTATCCCTGCCCGTGAGGTATCAGCGGTACTGATACAGAAGCGCTCTCTAATTCCGGCTCAAGATATTTTATGCGGTACTGGTCGAAGGCGATCGCCTTGATATCGAACAACATGGAAAGATCAGCAATGCGCTCAGCAACAAAGCCATATTTCACCGCCTTTCCGGGAGTGGTATGAATATGGCCTCCCCGTTCCCATGCGTCGTAAGGTACGCGGTCTGTTTTCGCTCTATCCAGCAAAGTATCTTTTGGTGTCCAGAACTCCACCAGCAGCTTTCTTTTTTTAGGGAAAAAGAGCGCCAGAGACGTAAGGTCGCGAGTTCCTGAAAGGTCCAGGCCGCCATAACATTCTTCTCCCTGCAGCTCCTGCAGGTCAAAGTCCTCTTCGCACCCCATCCACACATCGCTACTCATCCATGGGTTATCGGCATCCACCCACTGACAGAAGTTTAACCGCCGAACAATGCTTTCCTTCGACGGCATCCCCCGAGCCTGAGTAACCTGCTCACGCAGGTAGCGATCGGTAAAAGTATGACCAAGAGAGGGGTTTGCTTTTTTCCAGCAGGACTCGTCCTTGAATGGGTCTTCTCCTTCGTCCAGGGAGCAAATGAAAGAAAAGAAACTGTCATCCTCAATCGAGCCTTCGGCAACTTTACGCCCATACTCGTGATAGTCGTAGCAGACGCTGGTTTTGTCGTGGCCGCTGTTAGTGATCATGAAAATCAACGCCTGGCGACGACCTTTCGTCCCGGCGCGCATCATTTCCACAACCTGGTTGTTTTTGTGCTCGTGAATTTCGTCAATCAGTGCACAGTGTGGGCGTGGCCCTGACTGCCCATCATCCGAACTGATAGGCCGGAAAAATGAGCCTGTCTGAAGAAATGCAAGGTTCCACTCTTTCCCGGCACCGCCTGATTTATTTATTCGCTGTGCTAACGCAGGGGACTGATCCACCATCGCGACAGCATCACGAAAAAGGATCATGGCCTGGTCTTTTTTCGTTGCTGCTGCATATATCTCGGCACGAGGCTCCTTATCTGCTGTTAGACAGTAAAGCCCCACTCCGCCAGCCAGTGGTGATTTGCCGGAACCCTTACCAGATTCAACGTACACCATGCGAAATCTACGATAACCATCCGAGTTCTTCCAGCCGAATATCGACCCTACAATAAAGCACTGCCACGGTAGCAGGTTGAAGGGTTTACCTTCATGCTCACCACCGTTGAGCTTCAGTACCTTGGCAAAAAAGTCGATGGCTCGCTGCGCCGCTGCAACATCCCATACCAACCCGCGAGCATGGCAGGATTCCAAATCTTTGAGATGTCGCTTACAGGCATTCCTGATGTCAGGCCCGGCGATTTCTTTGCCGGAGTCTACATCCCGCGCATATTGCGTGGCGGGATCAACCGAAGAACTGGTTGAGCTGGTCTTCTTCTTTTTCTCCACCATCCACTTTCACCTTCGTTCTGGCGGCCGGAGTCAGACCGAATTCAACCAGGTAACTTTTAAAACGTCGATCAGCATCCGCCAACATTGCTACTGCCGGGTTAGCCTTAATCAAAAAACCGCCCTCGGTCTGCACGGTGTAAGTTCGCCCCTCGTCAGCAATAGTCAGCCGAAGCTGCAAAATGTCGGCGTAAATATCACAGAGTCGTTCGAGCGCCAGCGTATCGGCAATGGTTAAAATGCCCATGCCATCCAGCAGCACGGTCAGCTTCCCCCACGCCACCTTTCCCCAGTCAGTGAGGTGCTCTGGAGGGCTTGGTATTTCTCGCGCTGGCGATGGTTCTTTGTCGTTAAGTTTGCGTTTGCCCGGGTTGCCGGTAACCACTTTGAGGTGGGTCGGTTTCGGGCGTCGTCCTGCCATCGGAACCTCCCGGAAAAAAACTTTTCATTTCGCGGTTGTGCACAAAAAGGACTGGCGGCGGTCATTTGGGTTCGAGGTTCTGAACTTTTGACCCGCCCCTCCCCCCTCAGATGAGAATCGACATCATTTGAATGCTAATAATTTCAAATGACAATCACTTTTGAGGTGTATTGATAATGGTTATCACTTAAACCAATGAGAAGCCGGGTCCAGTGGCATCCCGTTTTCATCGCATCCGATCACGGTGCCACGCTTCTCCATTCGCTGCTTCGTTGAGTCGTGGTGCTGCTTACACAGTCCTTGCCAGTTCTTCCGGCTCCAGAAAAGTTTTTGAGCTTTTGCTATTGCCTGGCTGTCACCAGAGCGCAAAGCCTCTTTCAGTTTGTGCGGGATGATGTGGTCAACCACCGTTGCCGCTTTCACCCTGCCTTGCTCCTGGCACATGACGCATAAGGGATGCGCACGAATGAAGATAAGACGCTCACGGTCCCATTTGCTGCCGTAGATGCGGGGCTCTTTGTTCATGCTCTGGTCCTATTGCTTGGATGGGCGTACGATCCTCACCTGACCGAACAGCGTCTGTCGCTTAACCTCGCCGAGCTCGACAGTGAAATGACCATGACTATCGCGCACAGCGGCAATCACCTCACCTCTTTCATCGTCAGCAGAAAAAACGTGCTTTACCTCAACACCATTGAGATAAACCGTGATACGTTCGCGACCCGGTTCGATGTACTCGCCAGGATCGTCATCAAGAACTGTAAGGTGCATATTGAATCCGTAAGTGATTAGTAATGCATTCGTGATACGCCGGTTGCGGCATGATCGGACAGGAACCGTTGCTGAAGCTCGCCCCAGTCCGGTTTTGCCATGGATTACTCCGTATTCTTTCGCACTGGTTCGGCCTTCGCTTTCTGGCTGATACCGTGTTTAGTGATGAGTGCGGCTGTCTTTCCGTAATCAGGCTCTCGCTGAATCATCTGGCAGAATAGCATCAGCGTTTTGAGGTAGAGCGGCAGCCACCAGCGGCTTTTTACTTCTATTGAAATCGTGCATACCGGCATAGGCTCCCCCTATTCGATAACCATTAAAAAAGCCACCCGTAGGTGGCCTTTGTGATGGCGATACCCCCTCCACGAAGGCGCGGCTTATTGTTTCACAAAACTCTATATCGGATAGCAATCAAGGAGTGGTCATCAATTGGCCCATTGCGCTCAATACGCTTGTACAGGCTTGCTGCAAAGCTTGCAGGATTGGAAATTGTATTCACTGAAAATCTTGGCCGCTTATCCCAAAAAGCATGAGCGCCATCGGACATTAAGTAAACACAGCATTCATCATACTCGTCCAACAGTTCTTCATGAGGTATGAATGTCTGTTGAAAATCTAACGGAATGGCGTTTGCTATAGCCGTTGTCAGAGTATTTTTACCCGGCAAAAATTTAAGCTCATTTTTGCTATAAATTTTTTCGTCGAGTAATTTCTGGTGCTGGGTGTGGTCTTTAGTAACCTGTTTCAGCCTTGATCCATCCTTGACGTACAATCTGCAATCTCCGACATGTCCTATGTGTAGGCCGTTATCATCGATAAAGCAAAATGTTAGGGTTGTAGCAGCATGGGAAAACTTTATGTTTTCGGATGAAAGGGATGAAATGCCTTCCTTCAACGACATAAACAAATCTGTCATGTTCTGGAGGTTGCCTTTTGTTACAAGATCTGGGAGTTCTTTGATTGCTGACTGCGACGCATACTGTGCGCCATCATAAGAACCAACTCCATCCGCGACAGCCATTAATAAACCATCGTTTATAAACACCGGCGGCAAAATGGTGTCTTGATTCTCACGTCGAGTATCTTTGGAATGTGAGAACAAGCCGCATGTTAACAACTCAATCATAATCCATTCCCTTTAACTATTTTGTCCAAGTCATAGAGCATTTCATGAACGGTAGCATGTCGCTTGGTTGGTTTTCTCGCAGTGCTTTTTGTAATCAGATCATCAATCCCAGGAACCGCACTCAACTCCATATCTTCAATCAGAACACCTAGAGCATAAATATCTGTTTTCTCAGAATAAATCCCAGCAAAGACCTCAGGTGCCATGTATCGTTCAGTTCCCATTATCGAGGCAACCTTAGTTATAACTTCAGATTCTGCCTTCTTATCAGCGTTCTTCACCAATCCGAAATCTGAAATTTTATAGGTGCCATCAGCAAACCTTAAGACGTTTTGTGGTTTCAGATCCCGGTGCCAGTAATCGTGGTCATGAAGATATGCCACCCCTTGTAGAATCATCTTGATAGCGCTCAGCTTATCCCTGATCGTAAACTGGCCAGAACCTAGCTCTGCTACAAGGTCGCTTTCGGCATGATCCATAACGAACCAAGGGGTCTCGCCTTCAAGATGATGGATATAAATCGGTACAATGTTTGTATGTGAGCAATCGGCTTGATAGGTAACCTCACGTTCAAATCTACGAATAAATTCATCACGATAAGAGGGGTCCTGCGGAGCAAAAACCTTTCGTGCATAGATACCACAAATCCCACCATCAGAGTTTTGTAACTCGACTTTTTCGACATATCCAAAGCCGCCCTGCCCGATTCTTTTTAATGGTTTTATTACATAGTTCCCATGCGTTTCGTCCATCGCAAAATTCCAATCAATTACACGATTGAAAGATATTACATCAAAACTTATCTGTTAAAACTTGTTTAGATCGAGATAAGAACCAGTATCGAAGCCACTCAGTGAATGGCTCCTGTAATGCCCTAGCTCGCCTGTTCAACGTTGGTATCAAACAGCGCCAGCGCTTCGGTCGACTCCTGAACCGCTTTGATGGTCCTGGCCACCACTTCTGATTCAGTTGTCACGCGGCTGTACTGCTGGATGAAAAGCTGATATTTGAGCGGGCTATCCTGGACGAACTCAATCGCCGTAGCCGTGGCCGCTGTGTCGTAGTTCAGGGTGGAAAGCAGGTTCAGGCGAATTTGTTCTGCTGCGGTGATCTCTGACATGTCTTACCTCTGTGCGATGTTGGGAGCATTATCGAAGCCGCACGGTAGCGGCACTGATCGAATATCAGGATGTTACAAAAAGTTACGCTCGCTTATCTTTGAGTTTCCACACAGCAAAATAAGGAGCTTTTATGTCTGTTGATAATCAGAAACTTTTCCAGAAAATCGTCGAGGAGCTGGAATCACTCTAAGGTGAGACCGAGGTACTATCTATCGCTATATCTTGCCTCTTCAGCGAGATGCCATCAGATAGCGTCAGTAAAGTGAGGGTTAAATTCACAAAGGCCGTGAATGAACTAAACACCCTTAAGCCAGCAGCAGCTCCTAGTCGAAGGAGGTCGCGTCACGACGTGTATTCAAAAGCGCTGTCAATGATGACCAAGCCTGAATAATTTCGGCATCAAGGTTGCTAAGGAATACGCTTCGGGCATCCTGCGTGTTCCTTTCCTCTTCTGGCTTTAATGCTGCCGGCACTGCGTCAGAGATGTTGATCGGCAGGCTGAGGCTTCTCAGTTCTTCTTTGAGCAGGCGAACCTTTTCGATTACTGAATCAATGGCGTTGTCATCAATTTCAATTACGAGTTTTCGTTCTTTCATAGATACTCCGTTCCGGGCATAAAAAGTCCCGCTATTGCCAGTCATCACGATTGAAAGTTGCCACAGAGTAGCGGGCAACATTTCTCCGCTATACTGTTAAATAGCCGAGCTCAACAGAACAGGAACGAAAATATGATCGATCATTACTATGTAACTCATGCTCAACTCCTGGCGCTGAGAAACGTTGTTGCTTTTATTGTGCAAACGATGCCTGAAGAACAAAAAGAGAGTGTCCTTCAGGTTTTGAAAAAATTTGCTGAAATAGAATTAATGGATGGTATCGACGCGCCGCCTACGAGTGATATCACCCCGAAAACAGTTGAGAAGTTAAATAAAGCCTACAAGGCAATCTTCACTGACATTATCGATCTTTCAACGCCTGGCAGGAAATCTGCTTCAGCAAGCTACCTGCAATAGCTCTCGACCTTATCTCCATGATGGCCAGAACGTTCTCGTCTGGCCCTTTCTCAAGTTTGCTCAGTCGAAATTCAATATTCTTTGCCTTGGTCATCGCGTAACCCTGCCGGTTAGTTGCGGGCAGTTAGCCTGCACTGATTTGTTTTGCGCCAGGATGTCACGCTTGGTCTGCTTATCCAACACATCGATATCGTGGTCAGTCAGGTAGATGATCCGCACCCAGCTGCAGGCCGTGTCAACGACTACCGGGGCGGGTAAACTTTTCGCGCAACTCCCGATCAACATCGTCATCACCCATACGCTTAACGTCTTCCTGTACATCGCTGGCCCCTTTCGTGACTTCAGCACGGCGTTCTGCCGCGGCGACAGTAGCAGCGGCGTTCTCTTCGGTACGTTGCTGATCAGCTTTGGCTTTCGCCTTACTGGCCCCGCGAGCATGACCAATGCCGAACGCGCCAGCAATAGCACCCAGGATGACGACCACCAGTCCCGCGATAATTTCAAAGCTCATTGCTGCTCCTTCAGTTCGTCGGCCTTTTCTTTCAATGCTGGCTGGCGTACGTATTGCGATAGTACGGCCAGCACCACCAGCGCAGGGCTAATCAACGCAACGATGTTTGGCGGCAGGATGTTTTTGATATCCGGCGGCAGCACCGCCCAGGCGTGCAGCGCAGCATCCGGGAACGACTGCGCCCATACACCAACCAGCGCGCCGATAGCTCCCAGCTTTACAGACCACGTTTTCAGCAGCAAGCTGGCATGCCCTACGAACTCCAGCCGGGTATATTTGCGCAGAAGTAACAGAACGAGCACAGCCACCAGCACAAGCAAAGCGAAAATGATCATCTTCACAGGACGCGCTCCTTAACCCAGCCGTAGAGAAAATCCTCGTTGGCTTCGCGGCCCTCCGCCAGTTCGAGGTATCTGGCACCCTGGCTGCAGTTCAGCGCGCGCAACAGAACTTGTTCACCCTCTTTCCCGCGGGCTGAAAGATATCCCTTAAGCGCGGTGATGGTTCGGGGGCCAATGGCACCATCCGGGATCAGATCGGGATACAGCTTTCCGCGCATATTCATTGCCGTCAGCCAGCGCTGAAAGAACTTACTGGCGACGCTGGGCCCCATGTTCACGCCAGTGTCGCAAAGCTCATCTGCAAGTAACGTAGACAAACTCGCCACCTGGTCGAACCGGGGGCCGGTCCAGTAATCGCTGAGCAGAATTTGCTTTGCTGTTTCCCTGGGCAGGTCTCGCATATCACCGGTGTAGCCATGTGCACGGGCGGTGGTTTGCGTGATGCCCCAGCGGGTCGGCCCACCTTTATCAGAGGGGTGATCGACATAACCACCTTCTTTTCCGAGAATGCCCTCAATAATCTGGTCTGCTGTCATTGTGCTTTCACTCCGGTGATTCGTTCCCAGAAATACGTGAGTGCTACGGAACCCATAGCACCACTGATACCGGCTGTGGCCAGTATCATGTAAATACTCAGCCCACTCTCAATGCTGATTAGCCCACCAATGACGCCAGTGAAAGCAGAGACCACAATCTGCGCAAAGGCATTTATCCAGCTCCATTTTGCTTTACCCTGCTTCACATCCATCAGGAATCGGACAAGGCCGCCCCAACCAGCAATGATCAGCAGAGCCAGCCAGGTGATTCCGGCCATGCTTTCTTTGTCTTGCATATGCTTTGCCATAGGTTCACCTCCGGGTTAACGGGGTGCTGTGTGAATAAAGGGGGCAGGCCCATCGGGCTGATTTAACAACGAGCCGTATCGATGATGGTTCCCGTGGGCCTGAAATGAAAAAGGCCGCCTTTCGGCAGCCTTGCATCCCATTTTAGAGGGAGATTAGTTATTTAGAAAAAGCTAAGATGAGACGACAGCCCGATCTACAAATCTATCGTTCATAAAAATTATTGACTTTTCAAACTCTTTAGAAACTAAACGCTTCTTGTAAAGTTTAAAAAACTTTTTACAAACTGTTAAAACACCACTAGACATCCAAAAAAGCAGAACTAGTGGCAAGGTATAGATAAAGAACATTAAATTATTGAATAACAAAACCCTATCCGCAATTTCAACAGTTTTATTCAGTGCGTTTAAGATAATTTCGTTATCACATTTGACTATAAGTGACACATTCTCTTCGACTCTTTGCCTCATTTGCTCATCTTCTTCAAAGCGTTTCTGAGCGCGTATTTTGTTACCGAGAGTAAGTAGATGAAGACGATTGATTGTGTTGTTCAGCCCATGATGAACAACATTTGCAACTTTTGCGTCGTGTTCATTCAGACCATCAATGATCTGGTTTCTGACTTCATCTCTAATGGCAAAAAGCCTGTTACGATAGTGCAGCCTTATAGATGGCTGAACTATTCTTTCATAAATGACATGTATCACCGCAAATCCACAAAGCAAATAAAAGAGCATTGCGATCATTGTGACCCTCCTTCTAACTCCTTTCCAGAACGCTGGCTAGTACCAAGCTTCTGGGGCGTACGTCTTTGTTGTAGGCCAGTTTTTTCCTTTCCAATTCTGTCAGCCTCTTCACTAAATTCCTTACGCATTCTCTTTGCATGAGAAACCCAGGCAACTAATAGAATCAGACTAACTCCCCATCCCCAAAGGTGACCCTCAATGAAACCAGAAATGATCTCATGCATAGTCTCTCTGAGGTCTTCAGCAGGCATCCGCCAGAAAACTATAGCCAGTAACACGAAGATGCCAAACGGTAGTAGTTGCCCAGTCGACATCGAACGATTAACCATATCCCTTACAGCCTGAGCCCAGGTTACCTTTCCATTGCTACCACTCGACTTGCCTTTTTGACCACTTTTAGGGGGCATCGTTCGCTTCCTGACACTTTTTGACAAATTTAGAAGCGAAATTTTACTCGTGAGTAAACACGTCGTCAAAAAAAACACTAAGCAAAATTTACGAAACAGATGAATTTAAAAAAATCTTAAAAAACAAGAGCATTTTAAAACAGACCATGCTGAAACATTAGCATGTTCATCCTTAACACTATGTATACAGCATAATGGGTTTGCTGTGTTTATCAAATTGTGACGAAGGCGACTAAAACAACATCTTTCCGGAGACTTCTCGAGAAAACAAAAAACCCGCCTTTAATAGCGGGTTTATGTTTTGTTTTGCTGCTCAGTTCGCTTTAACGTCCCGAGCCTATCACAATTCAAGCAGTTTCTGGCTCACTATGCAAGCAAAATCTGTCGCCATTTGTGCCGAATGCGTCACACATTGGTGCGTACAGCATCGATTCTGCCAAACTAAGCCACGTATCAACTCTGCGTCTACAGGTCATGAAACACCAGTCGGGATGCTTTTCATAGAGCTCTTCAGCTATGCGGCGTTTGCTCTTCCGTAACCGGTAATGATCCACCAGCAGGTGATACAGCTCTTTGTGACCACCCGTAATAAGGACTGCCCCCACCACCTTATCAATCAGCAGTCCTTCATCGTCTGTACAGAAGGCCAGGCCGCTTTTGTTTTTCCCCGCGAGTATTTCACGAAAAAACGCCTCAAGCTCAGGCTTCGAGATGCCAGACTTCTTCATCCGGCTTAATGCTTCGTTGATGGCTGTTTTAGTGACTTTCCCGGAAGCCAGTAACTGGTTAAACATATTGCCGCCACTACCGCCGCCGATGTAAGACCAGCGGCCCCACATGCGCAGCTTCCCTTGAATCCAGATGGCCTCCAGCGTTTTCAGCCTGACCATTTCACCAGCTTTTCCAACCTCGGACGGGTTAATCATTATGCGTTCTCCACTATGCCAGCACGCCAATTGCCAGCGAACGATCCAGAAATCGAAACAGCAGCTCCAGCTGTGAGCCGTGCTTCTCCTCAAATGCCACGGTGTCAGCGTGCAACTCGTCGTGATGCGCTCTGCAAAGCGGCAACACAAACAGGTCATGCGCTTTTGTTCCCATTCCACCTTGTCCGTGGCCTATCAGGTGATGGGGATCATCTGCTTGTTTGTTACAGCAGACACACGACTGAGACTTAACCCAGCGCGTCCAGCTCTCGTTTACCCAGCGGCGGCGCTTTGGTCGCAGCATAAATGATTCCGGCGTTTCAGGATCTACGCGAAGACCGAGAATCTTTTTCTGCACCACTTCGCTCGCCGCTGGCTCCGGCACAATATCGCTCTCCTTCATCACCGGTTGATGCTTTATTTCCGGCAATCGCAGGGCTTTCCGGGCCAGCGATTCAGGGATGACGTGCGCCAGATTGTTTATTACCAGCCACCAGCACAACTCTGGGATCGTCAGTTGATGGTCTTCGTTGAACCCCAGCTGTGAGCGGATGACCGTTATCAACCAGGATACCAGGTTCCCACGCGCAATGCCTGCCAGCGTCTCTGTGTACTGATCACGCACCAAGTTATCGCAGGCCCAGCAAAGGCGGATGCTGCCAGGCTCATGCCGGAACAGCGTAAAATTTTCGCTGTGCCACGAGCCGTGCGGATACTGGCATTCAAAACGACGCTCCAGCTCGGCCTCCAGCGAGCTGATACCACCCGCGCGCAGAATGACGTCTTTGTTTTCGAAGACTGGCTTCAAAACCGGGTCTTCTGCCAGTGGCTGCGTGGCGGGAGGGATAGCGCCGGTTGCGTAGTCGCTGTATTTTTCCGGTGCAGGCTCAATCAGTACCCGCCCTCTCCTGAACATCGGCATGAGATCAGCACCTGGGCGAAGAAGAACAACGCCCATGCGTGGGGCAATCTCAGGGGTTAGTAGTGCTCTCATATCATCTCCACGTCAGGCAACTGCACGAAAACGTCGGATGGTGATTTCTACTTTCCCTTTCTTCACGATGTTCCCCCACTCCACCAGCATGCGCTTAACCTGACTGTCGTCTTCCCAGACGCCGGTTAGGGTCAGGGCATCGAACAGCGCTTTGTTGTAGTTATCGATATCCCGACGGCGCTGATCCGGCGGATACAACACAATGTGAACCTCAGCCAGATCAGAGGATGGCCGGGGAACGGCTCGCAGTTGCTCAATAATCGCCGCTCTCGCTGCCTGCTGGAACTTGCGCCCTGTCTCGCTAACCAGATGCCTGCCTTTCAGCGGTCCCTTGCTCGGGGCGCGCCAGTAACTATTTACGCTCGGTGGAAATGGTAAAGTCAGTTTCATTTAGCCCCCTTAAAGGATCGCGACAACGTCTTTTGCGACTTCCCGCGTACTGCTTTTGCAGGAGATCGAACGGCGCGCTTTGATGAATTGCAGGTTAAAACCATGCTCCCGGTACAGGTCGAGAACCTTCGGTGCAGATGAGTTTGAAATTACTACCCGAGCCCCACGGTGGAAGGCAGATACACATTGCTTCGCCAGGTCTACCTGGCACTCCCAGTTAAAACCACCAGCGGCGTAGGCGGTGAATCCGGTTGTTCCAGGCATCGGTTCGTACGGTGGATCGCAGTAAACCACATCCCCTTTCCCGGCCAGGCTGATTGTTCGGCGGTAATCAGCGGTCATGAATACGCAGTTATGCGCCATATCCGCGAAGGCTTTCATCTCATCCATCGGGTAATACGGGGCCTTGTAGCCTCCCCAGCCCACATTGAACTTGTTCGCCTGGTTGTAGCGCATCAGGCCATTGAAGCAATGCCGATTGAGATACAGGAATGCAGCTGCGCGTTCAGTAGCATCCAGGGTCTGAGCGTTGAACTCGGAACGGATCAGCTCATAACCATCTGGTGACCGCATGTGCTCGAACATCCAGCGGGCCTTCAGTTCCACTTCATCCGGCACCACCGCTAACATCTGATACAGATTAATCAGGTCCGGGTTAACGTCCGCCAGCAGGTAATCTGCGTGCTTATCGCTGTTCAGGAATACCGCCCCACCACCAACGAATGGCTCTATCAGGCGTTTCCCTGCCGGGATATGCACGAACAGGTCAGCCAGCTGGGTATACTTTCCACCAGCCCATTTCAAAAATGGCTTACTCATGAGCGGAACCCCGCTGGCACTGTATAAACCACATTGGCGAAACTGGATTTGAAAGTATCATCCTGCTTAACCCACTTGCCGCCAGTCCAGGCTGGGCGTCCGGCGGCCTCCCATTTTTTGGCCTTGTCGAAATACTCGACGCAGTTCTCGGGAGCAAACAGCGTTTTGGGCCGCAGGTAGTCGCTCATCTTCGGATCCTGAGCCCATTTCGCGTTCAGGTAGTCAACCACCAGCATCAGGTCTTCAGGGCTGTAATCTTCGGCCAGGCGTCCCCGGATATAACCCAGCGTCGTTTTGGTTCGTCCCCCTTTGCCATAGGTCGAGTTGGTTACCCGATTGAAATGATCCAGAACGAGATCTGCCGGATCGGTCTGGTCTGGTTGCAGCGCAACCGGACAAGAGTCTTTACCTGTAATCTCTGTAGTACTCTCTGTTGTATTCTCTGTAAGATCATCGTGCCAATTTGACCTGATGACAGCGGTTCGTTTTGACCCGGTGGAGCGTTTCACATTGACCTCTTCCATCGTGTCATTTTGACCTGATGGAGCGGCGCATTTTGACTTCTTCGATTTGGTCACTTTGACCTCATCTAAAAGCGAGCTGTCGTAGTTGATCGTGTAGTAGTTCGTCATGTCGCGCTGGGACTTGTTCAGCTGCTCAACTTTAAGCACGCCCAGGCTCTTCAGCCGGGTGAAGGTGCGCTTCAGAGTGGATTCAGACCAGAACGGGAATTGCTCCAGCCATTGCTCTGTCGTGTTGTAGATCCAGCGTACGCCGTCACGCTCCAGCCCTGAGTTAGTCTCCTGCAGCCAGTAGTTAAGCTGCTGCAGCGCAATGGCTTCATTCAGGCCGATGCTATAGGCAAGGTCAGGATTGATGACTATCGGCCTTGATGGCATTAACAGGCTCATAAGACCCCTCTATTTCCCTGAATTTTCGTCTGAACTGCTCGAGGGGGCTGAAACACTCGTGCTTATACCCTTCGCGCAGGTATATAACGCGCTGTGTCTGGGGCTCCCAGCGTATGACCCTGACCGGGACGCCGTAGTGATCTCTGAACCATCGGTTGAGCTCTCGCATACTTTCTCCGCCTGGCCGTTAAAGTCCCCTACCACCCACTGAGCAAACTGGTAGCAGACAGGTTCGAAACCGCCTGATACTCTTACCCCATACACGAACTGCACCGGTCCTGCTCCACCAGGAACTGGCCGCGCTACAAGTTGCGACCTGCGGTATTGTGTTGATAAACTGTTCATGCGTTAGTAATCTCCACTGATAACGACACGCCACGACGCCAGGAGCTGCAACTCGCTGGCGTCACTTCTTTTTGCGTGCAAATAACGTGATAATTGCCGCAATCTCTTCTTCACGCGCAGCCAAGTGGCGGCGGTGATGCACCATGATTTCTTCAGCTTCATGTCTTTCGATTACCCCATCCTCAAGTGCCTGTTCGATAATCTGATCAACCTGTCCTCTGGCGGCAGAGGTACGCATTGCCCGGCTGAACAAGTCCACGCGATCCAGCTCTTCCAGGTGCGGAACATCCACCAGCAGAGCACCACGGCGGCGAGCGAAGTAATCAGCCAGTAACGACGTGTTGGAAATGTCTTCCATCGCTTCCAGCTCGCTGACTTCGAAGAAACGACAGCCGTTTTTCTCGTAAAGGTTGTTGTTAAACTGCGTCACCGTCATTCCCAGTGCGCCAGCCATTGCTTCGCGCCCACCTGGATATGCTTTGCACATCGCTTTGACGGCTTCTTTGAGGTTTGGCTCTACCATCTTGATTTACCTTTTGTAGTTATCGAATAACCGCTTAAGCAGTACGATTATTTGCACTTGGTACGTCATCTGTTTGATAGCGACTTGGGTACAAAATGTGTAATTCGCTTATTTCTCCTCTAAAGAACTTGGCTAATCTCTCCGCCAGTTCGACAGATGGGACTTGCTCGCATCTTTCAATGCGGCTCAACGTTGCAGGATCTACCTGTACCCCGGTTGCAACGTGCAATAAGGTCATGCCATGCGATTTTCGCAATTTTCTTAATGGTGATTGCATAACGCCTCCTATTTTTGCGTATTACGCATGTTATTCCACGCTAGCGAATTGCGCAAGTTGCTTTGCACGAAACGCAAAAACAACATGTAATGAGTGAATGAAAATAGGATCTCGCATACGACAACTTCGCTTAGCGAAGAACATTAAAATCGCAGAGCTTGCAGAAGCTGTGGGCGTTGATGCTGCCAATATTTCCAGGCTTGAAACTGGTAAACAAAAGCAGTTTTCAGAACAGACACTTAACCGACTTGCTCAAGCTTTAAGCGTAAGTGTACCTGACCTATTTACCTCTGACGAAAATGATACTACTGTACATATAAACAGTGAAAAATATGCATCTCCCGTAAAGGATGTGGATGTATACAGAGTCGAGGTACTTGATGTGAGCGCAAGCGCCGGGGCAGGACATATACACGGTAGTGACGTCATAGATGTCATTCATGCTATCGAGTTCAGCAATGATCAGGCATTGGCAATGTTTGGTGGCAGGACTCCATCTGGAGTAAAGGTCATCAACGTTCGCGGTGATAGCATGGCCTCAACGATTGAGCCTGGCGACCTAATCTTTGTGGACGTAACTATCAATGAGTTCGATGGGGATGGGATTTACGTCTTTGGTTTTGATGGAAAAGTTTATGTTAAACGCCTGCAGATGATACCAGACCAACTGCTAGTCATCTCTGATAACCCTCGTTATAGAGAATGGAATATAACTAAAGAGAATGAACACAGATTCTATATCTATGGAAAGGTTTTAATAAGCCAGTCTCAGTCCTTTAAACGGCATGGATAGCATTCATCATCATAAACTAGGCCTCATTCGAGGCCTTTTTTTTCGCCCTAAATTTGCGTTTTACGCACATATCTATTGCGTTACTCGCAATTTATGATTATCTTCTACTCGTCGGCACATGACGAAACTTACGGACAAGGATGAACAGAACACAACATGGAAGCGCATTCCCCTTCTTTCCGGTGGGGATCGGTTTGTAACTGAAGGAGTGCGCTTCCAGTTGTGAACGGCAATATTCATGACCGTTGTATGGCACATGCAGCGTTAGCGGCCTGAGAGTCCCTTTATCCATGCCTCTCAGAACAACCGGAATGTGCAAGCTAAGTGTTCAGGCACGACGTGCGCCCCACCAGCGCGGCGAAAAGGTGTGACACCTCGGAAGAGACGGGGAAGCAACCGTTCGGTAAGCATAAATGATAAGGATTAATACGATGAAATATTACACAGCAGTAATCAACGAAGGTTCAGAGCTTGTCGTGATCTACGCACGTAATAAGTTCATCGCAAAAGCACTTATCAATGATGATGCTGAAAACATTCAAAAAATTAGTGCAGTTGAAGCGAAAAAGTTAGTTTCTCGCGGTTTTAAACAGATTTCTTGATTACTGTCGGTGCTGGCGTGGCATACGCGACACACGCGATAGGGCGTGAATGCCGTAAGGGGCTATAACCCTTCAATCTAGTTTCGGGCTAGTTCAACCCGAATGACCGTCGGAAGAGACGACGCAGCCCAGACGATATCTGAGTGGCTTTAAAAACAGATGGGAGCCGGTGGAAGCCCGGCACACAACAGGAAAAAGCACTGTGTTAGTCAAGTGAGTTTCCAGTGCTTCAGTGCTCTTTCCGTTGTGTGGAGAACTAACGTGCCGCCATTGCAGTGGCGGTCCCCCATCAGCAAGAAATTTTAACCAGCTATTCACCCATTCTCATGGGTTGGGTTGCTGCACCCTAAATTTACGCGTTGCAGCGCGTCAGATGGAGAACAAAAGATGGCTAAGACAGCAAAACAACTGATTAAACAGGCGTACGAAATAGCCAAAACTATGCCACCAGAACAGTCAGCAAACATCAAGGAACTGGCTACCGTCCTCGATGTTTCGAATGTAGCTCTGCGCCAGACGCGCACCGAACGTGACGCCCTTCTCGCAGAGGTCAAATCCTGGGCGAAGGAGTGTGATCGTATTACTGAGCGATATACCAAGAAGCGCATAAATCTGCATGTCCTCGAAGCAATGCGCGATTTGAAAGCAATTTGCCCCACCAGCTTCCGTAACGTGGAGGCTCTCTGATGGCTAAAGACTCAAAGCTTGTATACGGCGCCAACGGCAAAACCAACGTTCTGATGTTCGAACCGGAAAAGCTGCATCTTGTTACCGACAAAACCCATCTTCTCTACGATGAACGTATCAACCTGCCGATCGACGAAGGGATGGTACTGAACATCAAGGAGCTGGGTGTACTGGAGCCGATTATTGTCTGGAAAGACCCTGAAATTGGACTCACCTGCGTAGTTGCAGGCCGTCAGCGCGTTAAACATACGCTGGAGGCAAATAAGCTTCTTTTGAAAGAGGGCAAAGACCCACTGCTTGTTCCCGGAGTCGTTAAGCGTGGTTCGGCAAATCAGATGGCTAAATACATGGTCAGCGAAAACGAAATTCGCCGACCCGATACGCCGCTGGGCCGGGCTAAAAAAATGTCAGACGCGCTCGACCGCGGGCTCGATGAGGACGACATTGCAGTGTTGTTTGGCTGCAGCGTTCAGACCGTTCGTGCAACGCTTTCCCTTCTCGATGCCACCCAGGCCGTCAGGGAAGCGGTGGAGGCTGGCACAGTTACCGTTACCCAGGCGCGTCAGCTGGCATCGCTTAAACCCGAAGAACAGCGGGAGAAGGTAGCGGAAATCGAGCAGGCGACCGCTGGCACAACCGGCCATGAAAAAGCCCGGCGTCAACGTCAGATCCTCGGTGAGGCAAAGCCGCGCCTGAAAACCCGCAAAGAAATCACAAAAGCCCTGGAATCTGCCGAGGGTGATTATGCGAACGCACTTCGTTGGGTGCTTGGGGAGGCGCAATGAACTTTGAACCTGAAAATTACAGCCGGCGCGCCCTGCTCTGGTTCGCAGCTGTGATCGATATTGCCGGTTGGGTCGCTGTTTTCGTCGTGACCTGGGGTATCTGCATGGTTATTGAATGGTGGGTAGCATGAACAACGACGGATTAACACTCAACCAACTGGCAGAACGTAATGCCGCATTGGTCACTGAAGTTGAGAAATTACGCGCCGAGCGTGACCGACTGGTTACGGAGAATGCCTATCTTCTCAACGGCGCAGCCCGTGAACTTAACACTTCATGGATGTTCCACAAAACGATGCTTGGTGCTCAGGCGGCGCTGGCTTGCCTTTCGCTTGGCAGGGAGTCTGCTGCTCGCGACTGGCTGGAAGGTACTACAGACGAAGCTGGGGCCGAGATTCCCGATGATATTACCGTTGCTGGTCTGCAGGCATGGTTCGACAGCCAGATGGTCAGCAATGACGGTAAAAGCGGATTCCTTACCCGGGCAGAAGCCGAAGAGGCTATCAAGAAGGCATGCCCAGCCACCTCCGCTCATCTGGCCGGAATTAAGGCTGATGGGGTGGAGATGTTCGCTCTGATGTTTGCTGAAGAGGCGATCAAAGACAACAACATCACAACCGGCTGGAAAGCCAGAGCAAGCAGAGCGGCCTCTGAATACGCAGAGTTGCTGCGCGAGGGGGCCAAATGATCACTGGTAACACGAATTACGATGAAGTTCCTGATGTTCGTTGCACCTTGTGCGGCGGTTATTACAAAGCCGACGATCCGGAAAGTCACGAATGTGAGGATGCAGCATGACTGATATCACCGAACTGGCGCAGAGCGACATCAACACCGCGATGTTTTCTTCAATCGAAGGGTTTGCATTCCTGGTCGTTGATTCTCTCGAATTTGAAATGGGCCGCGAACTGACCGACGAAGAGTCTCAGCGCGTCTATAAGCAGGTAGAAGTGGCTATTAACAACGCGACAAGCGAAGGCGGTGTGGAATGACTGACGCAGAATTAGCACAAACAAAAGAGCTGGCATTTTGGATGACGGAGCGCGTATTCATGAATCCTATTAGCGCTAAGTTTCTCAATGAAGACTGGCGAAAAGCATTCCCTGATGAGGTGGCTGTAGCTGAGCGCATGAAAGCGCTGGTAGAGGCGCTGGAGAAGGCGCAGACCATCAACGCAGCAGCCGAGAAGCTGGTCCGCTGCAAAGGTCGCTATCACAGCGAGCAGAACTATCGCGCACTGGCGGCGCTGTTTGGCGTGAACACTCCAGATCTGCCACCGCTGGATGACGAGTCCCGCGCCGTCACTGTAGAAAACCTGCAGGAGAGCGCCTACAGAGCTGGCTTAACTGCTGGCTGGAATCTTGGGCTGGCTAATAACAACGACGGGTTCAATAAATGCCTGGCGGCTCATACTGCTGGCTTCAAGGTGAAGGCTGAGTGATGAAAATGGGTGAACACATGGAGCCGGTTGTCGAGCTCCTGGAAGAACTGAACGGCAACAACACCGACGCCAAATTGAAACTACTCGCCCTTGTTATCTCGGAATACATGCTAAATGCGGATGTTACTGGCTTTGAGGTCACCGCAGGGAAGATGAAAGTTTCCGTAGATATAAGCGTGGAGGAATAGCCCAATGACCAAATCAACCATAACAGACAAACGTGTTACCTCGGTAATTGAGCGCCTGGAGCATTACGCCTGCAATCTCAAGTGGACAAACGTTCGTGGAGCTCAAGACCTGCTGACTGCTGCTGATGGTCTGCGGGAGCTACAGGAACGCCGCAAGGCCGCAATGGACGGTGAGCCGGTGGCGTGGACATGGCACTATCGTGAGCAATGGCATGTCACAAACGATAAATGCCGCGCAGAATTTGTCGCAAAAGTTGGTGATGTGGACGTGCTTCCGCTCTATCGCCACGCGCAGCCGGTGCCGGTAGTGCCGAAGGAAATGACAGCAGGCATTGCCGTAAAACACTGGGAAGGCGGTAGAGGCTCTATTGAAAGTTTCGTTGCTGGGTATAATTTTTGTCGCGCCGCCATGCTCCAGGCTTCTCCTGTTTGCACCTGCCACAGCGGCGATGGTTCGCTGCGCTGGCCTTGTCCGGTGCATCCTGGCAGCTCTCCAGTAATTCCAGATGGTTACGTGATGGTGCCGAAGGAGCCTACGAGGGAGATTCTCGACGAGTTTGATTCAATTATCGACTATGGCGCAGAAGGCTCTGTAGATGCCTGGCGCAGACTGCTCGCATCCGCCCCGCAGGAGGTGAAAGGTGAATAAAGTCGAATTGCTTCAGAAGATATCGGCGCTCGCTACTGAATGCCACGCGCTGGCCTGTGAGCTTGATATTGGTGATGAGCGAACCGAAATGTTCGAAATCTACAGCGTGCTACACAACCTCGGTCGCCGCGGGTACGCCTGCCAGGTAGGGCGGCGAATGAATACATTGCTCGCATCCTGCGATGACGACGATGATGAGGATGATGGCTGATGCCAAGTAAATTAAAGCGCCGGCGATGGAGGCGTATGCGGGATGATTTAGCCTGGTATAAGGATGAAGCAAAGGACCTTCATTGCCGTCTTATGGAATTAGCCGATGAAGTTGCAAACCTTCGCAAACAGATTCTCCCAGAATCTAAAACGGTGATTGCCAAACTGAAGATGTACGAAACAGATAAGGATGATCGAGACCACCAGCTATGCAGAAGATGTAATGACGGGATTCGTGGTGGTTGCTCGTCATGTGCTTATAACGTTCGATAACCGGGTGCAGCCGGTATGTGGAGAAGAAATGTCACGTATGGTCTCTTTACTCGAATGGGCGAAAGATGAATTCGGCAGTGAAGCCCCTAGCGAGCGAGTATTAAAAAAATACGCTAAAGGTCAGATGATAGCGCCACCACCGATGAGAGTCGGACGGCGCTGGATGGTTGACAAAGAAGCTCGTTTTATAGGTGTAGTTGCTGAACCGCAACTTCCAATAAATGTTAACCCAAAACTGAGACGGATAATTAGCGATGGCAGCTAGACCGCGTACCCATAAAATCACTATTCCAAACCTATATTGCAAACTTGATAAACGTACCGGAAAGGTTTACTGGCAATACAAACACCCGATATCTGGTCGTTTTCACAGCCTCGGCACGGACGAAGCTGAAGCAAAGCAGGTGGCAAGTGAAGCAAATACTATTATTGCAGAGCAGCGAACCAGGCAGATCCTTGGTATTAACGAGCGCCTAGCTCGCATGAAAGGAAACCGCACGGATATTACAGTTTCTTCATGGCTCGACAAATATGAATTGGTGCAGGAGGAAAGATTGAAACACAACGAGCTGCGCCCAAACTCTTTTCGACAGAAAGCTAAACCAATCCGTCTTTTTCGGGAACATTGTGGAATGCAATATCTAAAAGATATTACAGCACTTGATATTTCCGAAATAACAGATGCTGTTAAGGCAGAGGGTCATAACAGGATGGCTCAAGTTGTACGCATGGTACTAATAGATGTTTTTAAGGAGGCTCAACATGCTGGTCACGTTCCGCCAGGATACAACCCTGCCCAAGCAACGAAACAGCCACGAAACAAAATAAGCAGACAAAGGCTATCTCTGGAGGAATGGAAGGCTATTTATACATCCGCCGAACAACAACAACCTTATTTACAATGTGGAATGTTGCTTGCCATTGTAACAGGGCAACGCCTAGGAGATATTTGCAATATGAAGTTTTCGGATGTATGGGATGATATGCTGCATATTGAGCAGGAGAAAACAGGAACTCGATTAGCCATTCCCCTTTCTCTCAGAAATGAAGCGTTAAATATTACTCTGAGTGATGTTATTTCAAAATGTAGAGATGCTGTGGTGAGTAAATACCTTGTTCATTTTCGCCATAGCACCTCACAGGCTAGTCGTGGTGACCAAGTGTCAGCCAAGACACTTACTTCAACGTTCAAGAAAGCACGGGATAAAAGCGGTCTAACCTGGGAAGAGGGAACAGCTCCGACTTTCCATGAACAGAGATCACTTTCCGAGCGCTTGTATCGTGAGCAAGGGATAGACACCCAGAAACTATTGGGCCACAAAACAATGAAAATGACTGACAGATACAATGATGACCGCGGTAAAGAGTGGATCATTGTTGGTAAAAAAGCAGTATGA